GGGAAGATTCGAACTCCCGACCCCTAGATTCGTAGTCTAGTGCTCTATCCAGCTGCAAATCACGAGTTGTCTTTTGCTATATATTTTTTGTTTTCGGGCAGACTTAACGCTCAAAACGAGTCAATAATATTATTTTAATATTGACGCCTGTTTAGCAGTTTTGCTAAAGCAGAACATACCAAGAACAAAATCATAAAATTAGCTTCAAGTCAAGCTTTCAAGAAGCCGCACTAAAGCAGATTAGTGTCTAATGGAGGGGCTATGGATTCTCTAAATGAGACCTCTATGCTTGAACAAGGCATAGATAGATTTCATCAACAAGAAGAACAATTAACAAAAGCTGGGGTCTTAGGAACAGTAGACACCAAGCTAGTTAAAGGTGCACTACCATTAGTATCTTTAGCAATCAAAGACGGACTAGAACAAGCAAGACTTACTACTAGTAGGCCATTTTGGTTTAGTGCTCTTGACAATTTAGACCACAACACAGTCGCCTATATAGGTCTAAATTATGCGTTTATTGGTGTCGGTCAATGTACAGACATTACCAATATTTGCACAAACATAGGCAAACAAATTTGTGTCGAGCTTTGGTCTCAGAATTTTCAAGAAGACAACCCTAAGCTTTTTAAGCGTCTTTTTGAGATGGCTAAAAGAAACCATAATTCACCGCGACACAGATTAAAAGCAATGTCGGCAGTAGCAAGCCGAGATGGCATGGGCATCGATAGATGGTCCAATGAGCAAAATGTAAACGTAGGCCAAGCTGTGCTTAACTTTGTTATGTATGGCTCAAAGCTATTTGAAGTTTACGACAGACCAAAGAAAAAATTCTTTGTAAAAAACTTAGGGCTTACAGAAGAAGGACGCCAGTTGGTAGATGATCTGAATGATCAAATACAGTGGATGTCGCCTGTATTTAAGCCAATGCTCACTGAACCTAAGCCTTGGACGTCATTTAACTCAGGTTGCTACCACAATGACAAATTGGCTAGTTTGGTGCCTCTAGTGCGTCGAGCTAACAATGAACAAAAGGAGTTGATTAGCGCTGCTTTTAAATCAGGTGCTATGCACAGGATAACGAGAGCTTTAAATGCAGTGCAGTCAACTCCTTTTGCAATAAATAAAGTAGTGCTTGAGCAAGTAATTGCAGCGTGGGAACGTGGCGACGTTATAGGCAAGTTTCCTAGAAAAGCTAAATTACAAGTACCTGGCAAAACTAAAAACTGGGATGAGTTAGACAGTAAACAGCGAAAGCATGTCAAAAAGACAAAGGAAAAAATAATCCTTAGAAATAGAGCTTTTGATGCTGATCTTGTTAATATGTCTACTGATTTAACTACCGCTATAGAATTATCTAAACACGACAAGTTTTACTTGCCTCACAATTTAGATTTCCGCGGTAGGCTCTATCCTATACCAACATTCAACCATCAACGAGCAGATCACATACGTGCTATGTTTATGTTTGCTCGTGGGAAAAAATTGGGACCAACTGGTGCCTATTGGCTTTGCATAAACTTAGCTAATAACGGTGACTTTGACAAAATCAGCAAAAAGTCTTTGGACGATAGGATTGCATGGGTAAATAAAAACCAACGTGCTTTATATCTTATTGGTAAAAAGCCAGGACTTACACGGCACATATGGCAAAAAGCAGACAAACCATTTTTGTTTCTTGCTTCTTGTGTCGATTTTGCAGGCTATGTCGAAAACGGTGATGACCACGTATCTCACGTTCCACCAGCGCAAGATGGTTCTAATAGTGGTGTGCAGCATTATTCTGCAGCATTACGAGACGAAAAAGGTGGCGCAACAGTAAATTTGACTGCAGGCAGCAAGCCAGCGGACGTTTATCAAATTGTTGCTGATCGCGTCAATGAAGCAATCAATCAAGACACATCAGACGTTGCCGACTTGTGGCGTAAATATGGTGTGTCGCGAAAAGTTGTTAAGCGCAATGTAATGACATTTGCGTATAGCTCTGAAAAGTTCGGTTTCCGTCAGCAATTGATGGAAGATTTAATGAAGCCTCTTGAAGACGAGGTCTTAGAAAAACTTAGATCAGAGCACCCATTTGGTGAAGACAACGGTTCCGCTGCTGCAACTTACATGGCATCGCAAGTATGGGACGCTGTAAACAGTGTTGTTGAAAAAGCAGCTGAAGGTATGAGGTTTATACAAAAGTGTGCGCAGTTGTGTGCACATGAAGCTAAGCCTCTTATTTGGACATCACCAATTGGTCTTCCTGTTGTACATGCATACGAAGACTACAACATCAACCGCGTCAGAATATTCTTGTACGACAAAGAAATAACGCCTGCTGAAGCGTCTAAAAACAGCAAAGTTATGTCTAACGGCGATGTTATGAACTGCATCATGTTAAACATACGAACAACCCCAAAAGGAACGTTGGATAAAATGAAGCAGCGCAATGCTGCAGCACCAAATTTTATTCATTCGTTAGATGCCAGCCATCTCATGTTTAGTGTTTTGGCAGGCTTAGAAAACGGCATTGAAGACTTCATGCTTATACATGACAGTTTCGCAACACATGCCGCAGACACTGAAAACTTCTCATATTTAATACGTGAGCAGTTTGTGGCGATGTACGAGCATTTTGACGTCATGCAAAGACTATATAATTCCGCTTACAGCCAACTTAACGACAAGAGTCGTATGGACATGGTCGAAATACCAGAGCGCGGAAATTTAAATCTTCGTGAAGTTTTAGTGAGCGACTACGCCTTCGCCTAAATAACTAGACAAATAATGGAGTGACCACATGTCGTACGAAGCACGGCGTGAACAACTTATTGCGACCGCAGTAAGTCTGATTCTCGATGACCAAGCTCTATCTGTAGATCTGCTAGCAGAACTTGACGAGCTAGGCGTCAACATAAACTGGCTGTTTAAAGAAGCAGCGTCAACAACTTATCAAGAAAATGCATCAATTGAAGGAGCGCTTTATGAGTAAAGCAAAGTACGTAACGCCCAAAGGTACCGCAGTTTGGCCTTGGTTGAGTGTACCAGACACTCGGTTTGACGAACAGGGCAAGTACAAAACAGACATCCTCTTTAAGAGTGATGATGCAAAAGCTTTAGCCGAAAAAGCTAAAGAAATCTACATTGAGGAATTTGGTGAAAAATCACTAAGCAAAGCAAAGTGGCCATTTGATATTGACGAAGAAAGTGGCGGTGTCCGCTTTCGCGCTAAATCAAGCAAGAAGCCTGTTCTTTATGACGCCGGTGGCAATGTCATTAAGGAAGACCTCAGCGTCGGCAATGGCTCAGTACTTAAACTGTCAGGTGTAATGTCTACTTACAACGCGGGAGGCAATACAGGTGTCACTATGTATCTCAACGCCGTGCAAATTATTGATCTCGTTGAATTCGGTGGCACTGCCTTTGAGCCAGAAGATGGCTACGTACATGAAGCAGCAGAAGAGCCAAAGAGCAACGATGCGGCGTTCGACTTTTAGACATATAAAATTCAAAAACGGCTACCGTAGCGGACTTGAAGCTACGGTGGCTGATCAGCTTACAGAGCTTGGTGTTGAGTTTGAATATGAGAAACAAAAAATACCGTATCAAATAGACGCCAAGTACATACCTGACTTCGTATTACCAAACGGAATAATTATCGAATGCAAGGGCCGGTTCACCAGTGAAGACAGGCGCAAAATGCGATTAGTCAAAGAGCAAAACCCAGAGCTAGACATTCGATTTATTTTTACGCGTTGTGCATCAAAAATAAATAAAGGCAGCAAAACAAGCTACGCCGATTGGTGCAAAAAATACGATTTCAAATATGCAGATAAACTTATTCCAGGAGAGTGGATATATGACAAAGCAGGAAAAACTAATTCAGCACCTGAAGCGCGGGCGTAAAGTTACTCGCCTTATTGCAATGCATGAATTTGACATTCAAAATCTAACAGCCGCAATTAGTAAGCTGTCAATCAAAGGCATGAACATTAAAAAACGCAAAAAGCAAGATACTCGCGGAACACCATACACAGAATATTACCTAGGTAAGCCGCATTATAAGCAAGCTGTTTAGTCAACCAAGGGGCGCCGCGAGGCGCCTCTTTTGCTTTAGGAGTATCTATGACATTAGCAAATGAAGTTTGGTTGTCGGCACTTAATCGTGCTGCACACCATTACGATTACATTAGCAGCCCACGAAATCAAAAAGTCAAAGAACTACTGAACTACACATATGAACTGCCAATGAATGAGCCTGTTGTTACACACGCAGGTAGAAATCTAAATTACCCATTCATGTTTGCTGAAGCCGCGTGGATTTTATCTGGTCGCAATGATCTAGAATTTATTATGCCTTACATGAAAAACTATCAACAATTCAGTGACGATGGTTTCTCACTCAACGGTGCTTATGGGCCAAAACTTATAGACCAATTGAGTTGGGCAGCAGAAGAACTTTATCAAGATCCAGACAGTCGGCGCTGTTACATAAATATATGGCGTGAAAGACCTGGGCCTTCTAAAGACATCCCATGCACTACCGGCTTGCAGTTTATACTTCGTAATGGCGAGCTAAATCTCATTGTCAATATGAGAAGCCAAGACGCTGTTTGGGGCATGCCTTATGACATGTTTACTTTCTCAGCTATCGGTAAATATATGCAAGTTTATTTGTGGATGGTCAAAAACTTTGGTGTTGGTTTAGGCAAACTATATGTCAGAGCAGGCTCATTCCATATTTATGAGCGTCATTTTGATGACACTGAAACGTGGCTTGAAACCACAGAAGAAAATGACGCGAACAAAGCTTATCTCAAAGCTTGCTCATGCTTAAATCCTCAAGATTTTATTTCAAACTTGGTGCGTGCTGCACAACACAGCAAAGGGCGACAGGTGAGTAAATGATTATAATTGAAGGTGCAGATTGCACAGGTAAAACAACACTTGCAAAACGCATTTGTGAAACAATAGGAGGCCAATACTTTCATTGTTCGTATTATCCAACATGGAATATCGAAACTTATCACAGATTGATAGGACACACTGCCGGCAAGCTTGAACAACAAGCACGAGTACCTGCAGTGGTAGACCGTTTTGCAATGAGTGAAGCAGCGTATGGTGCTGTTTATCGCGACAGCCCAAGCTATGACACAGAAGCTTTAATTGAAGAAATGATTAAAGCCTATCACCCAATCTTTATTTACTGCCGCACAGACAGCGCTGCAGAAGATCATCAACGTATGCAGCTAAGCCGCAAAGAAATGTACGACGACATCAGCGCAGTTTTGTCAGTTTTTGACAGACTAGCACAAAGCGGCAAGTACGGCACAAACATACTTTACGATTACAAAAAGCATGATGCTGACGAGTTTATCAAAGCATTTGCTTCTCATGAATAAGGAGAGTGCATGTCGACAATTGTAGCAGACGTATATGCGTTACAAGCTAAATATGGCTTTAATCATGAGCCAATTAGTTTTGGAAAATTACACTTTCGAGGTGAACAACTAGAAGAAGAACTATCTGAATATGGAGCCGCACTAGCAGCAGGTGATGCCGAAGGTGCAGTCGACGCTCTTATCGATATAACAGTCTTTGCCCTTGGGACACTAGCTATTGCAGGTGTCGATATTCAAGAAGCATGGGACGAAGTGCATCTAGCAAATATGTCAAAAGTGCGCGGCACAAAAAAAGGCCGTGAGCAGAGTGGCGGATGGGATTTAATTAAACCAGAAGATTGGAGTGCACCAGATCATGCAGGCAACACAGGATTCATCAGCGAAGTTTTTAGCTCACATTCCGTGTAGCAAATGTGGCAGCAGCGATGCTGGCGCACTTTATGACGATGGCCATACATTTTGTTTCTCATGCGAACAATATGGAGCGGCAGATGAAGACGAGGAACCAACTAGCGAAAGCAGTCCGTTCATCGAAGTACAGAACACGCGTAATTCGGAAGCGGACATTGTATACTCGCAAGGTCAAACACAAGCACTCAAAGCCCGAGGCATCTCAGCTGATACAGCGAGACACTTCGGGTACCGAGTCAACTCAACTCATCAACTCGCACCTTATTACCGCAATGGCAAACTAGTCGCACTAAAGACACGAGACAAAAACAAAGAGTTTCGTGTCATTGGTGACGGATCAAACCTTCCATTTTTTGGTCAAAATATACAAGCCAAAGGCAAACGCTTGTTTGTAGTGGAAGGTGAAATAGACGCTCTATCTTTATCCCAGGCGCTTGGTAACAAGTGGCCAGTAGTCTCAGTACCACAAGGTGCGCAAAGCGCGCCTAAGGTGGTCAGAAGAGAGCTAGAGTGGCTTCAAAACTATGAAGAAGTAGTATTTTGTTTTGATGGTGACAAACCAGGTCAAGACGCTGCAGCAGCATGCGCCGAAATATTAGAGCCTGGTCGAGCTTTTGTAGCTCAGCTGCCACTG